GTCAAACCAACGAACAGTACGCACTGTTCTTTCTCCACATCGGCGTCTTATGCGTCAGATCAGGAGAATGGCGGTTTAGCCGCTGAAGTTGTGGGTCGAACAAAGAAACTTTGTGAAACCCCAATTTCACGCCTTATGGCGGTAGTACCGTATAGTGAAACAATCCTTCCTGGGAAGAAGAACATGTTCAGACCAAAGGATCCAGTAATTGATACGGTAATTCGAAGTAATCATACATTATATGATGTCTTCGGTCGAGTGGTCCTCGCTGAGGGGATCTCCAAAATGTTAGAATTGCGAAAAGGAAGTGAGTTTCGCGAACTAACTTTTGGGGAAGTCCTCTATCGTGATATCGATCTATCATCGGTACCAGTGAGTAACGCTCGAACTTTCTCTATAAAGAAAGTACGCCAGTGTTGTCTGGATAAAGGCACAGCCTTTTATTGTTGTCCAATCGATAAGGACATCCAAGATTATTGGTCTATACCAATTAACAAGGAAATGATCGAACAAGTTCGTGTCTTATGTGGTAAGAACGAAATGTTCGGCCCGTATGCCGGGCAATACCTCAATGAGGTTCTTGGTGACTTAATCACCTTATGGTCATTTAGTGACCTCCTTAACTATGGCGATTTCTATCAAAACGGAGTTTTGATTGAACCGGTCTTACCCGGACTCGCCATCTTTAAAGAAAATGGAGTAAAAAATTACATCCAACGTTCTCCTATTGAGACGAAATTTATGGTTCTCGAAGAACCAGGTTGGAAAGCTCGTGCTTTGACAAAGTCACGGTCATGTGTAACTATCACAGAACAGTTATGCAGACATGCTCTCGAACCATGTTTCACTAATGACCCACGTTGCGGGATCGGATTTAACTCCGCCTACATCCTATGGGACTTATTGAAATTTCTTCGGAAGAAGATGAAGGGATATGTCCCTAAAGATCATTTTATCTTTATTAATTGCGACCTTTCTGCCGCAACCGATCATTTACCTAAAGCACTTTTAATAGCGATTTGGAAAAGCTATTTCAAGGGTTTAAGGATTAATGATCAACACCCCTTATGGGTGTACCAAGGGAACCAAGTGAAGGATTTTCTGATTGAGTGGAAGAGAAATTACCACATCCAACA